TCACCATCCGCGTCGACATCGGCGAAGGCCCGGTCGACGTAGAAACCAACCTCTTCATCACCGTCCTCTGGGAACGGAAATACAAGAGGAAAGCGTCCGATCTCGCTCAAGGCGTCGGCGCCGAGGATCTCGCATTCATGGCCCACGAAGCGATGAAGCAAGCCAAGGTGACCGTCCCCGCCATGCTCGACGACTTCATCAAGAAGATCGTCAGCTTGGAGGTGGTCGAGACAAGCTCGGCGAACCCTACCCAAGAGGCACCTTCCGACGCGGCCTAGCAGAAATGCTGGTCGCGGTCGGCTGGTGGCCTCCACACATTGAGTTCGACACGCGTGACCTCAACACCGTGATCGAGATCCTGAACCGAGGCCACAAGTGAGCGCAACGATCCGAGTCGACGGAGTCAAGGAGACCATCGCCTCCCTGAAGCAGATCGACCCGGAGCTCCGCAAGACGTTCAACCGGCAGGTTAAGGAGATCGCTAAGCCGATCATCACCGCCGCCCAAAGCCGCTACCGGTCGCAGACTTTCCCATCCGGGACAGCTCGAGCGTGGAATCAGCGCGGCCGTCCGATCTTTCCGCTTGATACCCAGAAAGCCGTCCGGGGCGTCACCGCTCAGATCTCCACCTCGCGCCGGTCCGCCTCAACGATCGCGGTCGTTCAGAAGAACGCCGGCGCGGCTGTGTTCGAGTTCGCCGCCTCAGGCAACCTTGGCGCCGCGTTCAATAGCAAGAACGGCGCCCCGGCGCGCGTCATGTGGCCCGCGGCCGACAGCGCCGAAAACAAGGTCTCGCAGGAAATGGCAAGATACGTCGAGGAAGTCTCCGACCAGATCAACAAGGAGCTCAGCCTCTAGTGGCCATACGCATCCCCATCATCAGCGAGTTCGACGACAAAGGACTCGCCCGCGCCACCCGCCAATTCAAAGATCTCGAGACGACCGGCGAGAAGGCCCAGTTCGCCATCAAGAAAGCCGCCCTCCCCGCCACGCTCGCCCTAGGTGGTCTGGCGATCGCGGCCGGCGACGCGTTCAAAGCGTTCGCCGAGGACTCCGCCGCGGCCGACAAGCTCGCGCTCAGCCTCAAGAACTCCACCGGCGCCACCGACGCTCAAGTGGCCGCCGTCGAGGACTTCATCAGCTCCACCAGCAAAGCGGCCGCCGTCGCCGACGACGAACTCCGCCCCGCCCTTGACAACCTTGTCCGAGGCACCAAGGACATTACCAAGAGCCAAGAACTCCTTACCTTGGCGCTAGACATCTCGGCCGGCACCGGCAAAGACCTCGAGTCCGTAACAATGGCGCTTTCGAAGGCATACAACGGTCAGCTTGGCCCGCTCAAGAAACTTGATCCGGCACTCGCCGCACTGATCAAGAACGGCGCGTCGGCCGATCAGGTATTCGCTTCGCTGGGAAACACCTTTGGAGGTCAAGCGGCCGCACAAGCCGACACCGCTCAAGGTCGAATGAGAAATCTGACGATTCAGATGGGCGAACTCAAAGAATCGGTGGGCGCGGCCGTCGCCCCAATCATCGAGAAGCTCCTGCCCGCCTTCACAGGGATCGCTACTTGGATTCAAGAGAACACAGGCCTCGTAGTCGGCCTTGGCGTTGCCATCGGAGGCATCGCTCTCGCCGTGTGGGGAGCCAACGCCGCGCTTACCGCCTGGAACGTCATCACCAAGGTCACCGCGGCCCTCAACGCCGTCTTAGGCACCTCATTCAGCGCCCTGTGGGTCGCCACCGGCGTCGGCATCATCATTGCGATCATCGCGGCCGTGGTCGCGCTCCAAGCCAAGTTTGGACTGTTCACCCCGGTAATCAACGCCGTTAAAGCCGCATTTGAGATCTGGTGGAACACCGTCTCGGCCATCTTTGGCTGGATTTTCGACAAGATCCAAACCGTAGCCAGTTTCCTATCCAGCGCATTCACACTTGCCCTTGAAGTCGTGACAGGAGCCTTTGACATCTGGTGGGGATACATCTCCGAGCTAATCGACGGCGTCAAAGCTGCGTTCACCGGAATGGGCGACGCACTCAAACAAGCGTTCAAAGCTGTATTCAACGCGATCGCTGATTTCTGGAACTCCACAGTCGGCAAACTGTCATTCAAGGTCCCAACGTGGGTGCCGATCATCGGCGGAAAAAAGTTTGATGTGCCAGACATCCCGAAACTGGCCGAAGGTGGCATCGTCACCGGCCCCACCCTCGCCCTCATTGGCGAAGCCGGCCCCGAAGCCGTCATCCCGCTTAACCGCATGAACCAAGGCGTCACCGTCAACGTCGCCGGCTCCGTTATCAGCGAACGCGACCTCATCGAGACCATCCGACGTGGCCTCGTCAACGCTCAACGCAACGGCGCCCAACTCGTCTACAGCAACACATGACCCTCCCCTGCCAACCAGTCGTCCGCCTCCGCCTCGGAACCGGCGCATCGTTCGGCAACGTCCTCGTCCTCGGCGACGCCATCAACGGCATCCTCGGCACCAACATCCTCGGCACCACCGTCGTCCAAGTCGTCGACATTTCCACCGAGGTTGACCAGATCGCCATCCGTCGAGGCCGCGACCGCATCTTCGAGCATTACACACCCGGCTCGGCCACCATCAGCTGGTGGGACCCAAACGGCGATTGGAACCCGGACAACGCATCCGGCCCCTACTACGGCCAGATCCTTCCGATGCGACAAGTCAAAGTAACCACTAACTACAACGGCACCGAGTACGCCCTGTTCTCCGGGTTCATCAGCTCATGGGACTGGGAATGGCCCAAAGGCACGCAATTCGCCAAAGTGACCGTGACCGCCGACGACGGCTTCCGCCTCCTCGCTTTATCCAACGTCGACAACGTCACCGGCGCCGCGACCGGCGACTACCCCGGCACCCGGATCAACCAGATCCTCGACATGATCGACTGGCCGGCCGACATGCGAGAAATCGACACCGGAACTCAAGAACTCCAGAACGACCCCGGCGGCCTCCGTGCCGTCCTCGAGGCCATCCAAACGGTCGAAGCGACCGAGCTCGGCGGGTTCTACATGGACACGAATGGCAACGCCCGCTTCAAGTCCCGCAACGCGATCAGTCAACAAGCCTCCGGCACAGCTGTCGACTTCGCCGACGACGGCACCGGCATCTACTACCAAGACCTCGACGTCGCCTTTGACGAAACAGAGCTCTCTAACGTCGTCTCCGTCACCAACCACGGCGGCACCGCCCAGACCGCCTCCGACGCCACCTCGATCGCCGAGTACTTCACCCGCACCTACACGCAAACCGAACTGCTTGGCCGAAACAACGCGCAAGCCCTCAACATCGCCAACCTCATCCTCCAATACCGAAAAACCCCGCGCATTCGCATCGAATCCATCACCCTCGACCTATCAAGCGACAGTTCTCGAGTTGAACCAGCCCTCGATCTGGACTTTGGCGACCCGATCTACGTCACCCGCACCCAAACCCCCACCAGCGTCCTCGACCTGCGGCTCACCGTCCAAGGCGTCGAACACACAATCACCCCGGACCGCTGGACCACCCGCCTCATCACCCGCGAACCACTGAGCACCGCTTTCATCCTCGGATCAAGCCAGTTCGGTATTCTCGGCACCAACACCCTCTAGGAGCATTATGACCACCACCTATCCGATCTCAGCCGCCTACACCGACGGACAGGTCCTGTCGGCGTCAAACGTCAACCAGATCGCCGGAGGCGTCAACGACATCGCCGCCCTCCAGCTGAACGCCCAGACCGGCACCAGCTACACGCTGGTCATCGGCGACGTCGCCAAGATGGTCACCCTCACCAACGCCTCAGCCGTAACGCTCAACATTCCGACAAACGCGACGGCCGCTTTCGCTGTCGGCACCCAGATTCTCCTGTATCAGGGCGGAGCTGGACAGGTCAGCGTTGTCGCTTCGACACCGGGCACCACCACTGTCCGAGCGCAAGGCTCGAAAACCAAGATTACCGGCCAGTACGGCGTCGCCTGTGTGATGAAACTTGCCACCGACGAATGGGTCGTCTTCGGGAACACCTCGGCATGATCCCCGCCGTCAGCGCCGCAGGCACAGCCACAGCCGTGACCTTCACCGCCAACTTCCTCATCATCGCCGGAGGTGGAGGAGGCGGCACCAACTTCGGTGGAGGCGGAGGAGCAGGCGGCTACCGCACCTCGAGCGGAACCTCAGGAGGTGGCGGAGCCGCCGAAACAGCCCTCACCCTCAACACAGCGACCGCGTACACCGTCACCGTCGGCGCTGGAGGTGCTGGTGGCACAGGAAGCGCACCCGGAAGCAACGGCAACAACAGCCTCGTCAACACGACCACGTCGACCGGTGGAGGAGGCGGAGGCAACCGAACCGTCGCAGAAGGCGACGGCAACACCGGAGGATCAGGCGGCGGCGGCGGATACGGCACCGGATCAACACCCGGCGAATACGGAGCAGGCACAGCCAATCAGGGCTACCGAGGAGGCCTCGCCAACCTGACCGCCAAATACGGCTGTGGTGCTGGTGGAGGCGCTGGAGCCGTCGGAGGAAGCGGATCAACAACAGTCGGAGGCAACGGCGGCACCGGAGTGTCATCATCCATCACCGGATCAGCCGTCACCCGAGCCGGAGGTGGAGGCGGCGGCATCGACGCCACCGGTACGGCCGGCACAGGCGGCACAGGCGGCGGAGGCAACGGAGCCGCAGGCACCGGCACACCCACCGCAGGGACCGCCAACACAGGCGGAGGCGGCGGCGGATCAGGCACCAACACCGTCAACGGAGGCAACGGAGGTTCAGGAGCAGTGTTCATCGAATACCCATCCGCACGCTCAGCAACAATCGGCGCCGGACTCACCGCCACCGAAGCAACCGTCGGAGCCAACAAAGTCATCACCGTCACCGCCGGAACCGGCACAATCACTTGGTCGTGACCATGGCCCACTACGCATTCCTCGACGACAACAACACCGTCACCCACGTCATCGTCGGCATCGACGAAACAGAAACGATCGAAGGCGTGACCCCCGAACAGTGGTACTCCGCGTTCGTTGGCCAACGATGCGTCCGCACCAGCTACAACGGAAAAATCCGCAAACAGTACGCAGGCCCCGGATACACCTACGATCCCGACAACGACATCTTCATCCGACCCCAACCGTTCCCATCGTGGACCCTCGACACCAACCACGACTGGCAACCACCACAACCCATGCCCGCCACCGGCCAATGGACATGGAACGAAACCACCCAAACATGGGGAACCGATGGCGACTAAAAAGAAAGCCGCCGAACCCACCGCAACTGGTCGGCCGTACACCGGCAACACCGACCCCGCCAACGGAGCACGCCCCGGCACCATCCGCTTCCAGAACTACATGGTGTTCCTCTTCCAAATGAAGAACCTCGGGATCTACGCCAACCGGCCAATCCGCGGCGGCTCCGGGCTCTCCGTTCATGCGACCGGCCGCGCCTGCGATCTTGGCGGCGGCCCCAACCAGATCATCGCCGCCATCCAGTTCCTCGAGCGTCACGCCGACCAACTCAGCATCGAGGAAATCCACGACTACGGCAACCGCGTCCAACCCGGCCAACACGGCGCCGGCTGGCGATGCGACCGCAACGCGTGGAAGATCTACGACAAACCCACCATCGGCTCCCCCGGAGCCGCATGGGTCCACTACGAAATCAGTCCCGACATGGCCGACAGTCCCGACAAGGTGGACGCCGCCTTCAAGGCGATCCTGTCGAAATGAGACCGAATGAAACTCGTGATCTGCGCGCTCCTAGTAGCGACGATCGCCTGCGCGGAACGATCCCGCGCACCCCAATACGAGATCGAGTACGAAAGGATGTACCGTGAGCGAATCACCCAAGAAACGCCGGATGTCCCCTGACGAGATCGAGGCCCGCACCCGAGCGATCCTGATCATCACCCTCGCCGCTGTCCTCGGCTTCTCCGTCATGGCCATGCTCTACGGCCTGCTCTTCGTGTACCAGCCCGAGAAGATGTCCGAAGCGGACGCCAAGATGTTCGAGATCCTCGGCCCACTCGCGGCCGGTATCACCGGAGCTCTGACCGGACTTGCCGCTGGTGGAGCGATCAAGTCGCGCCGCGACGATCAGGATTCTTGACCCTGTCCTCCTGAGTCGGTAGACAGTCCGCACCTCGCGGACCCGACCCGAAAGGAACCACATGAACCGCCTACTCGTGGGCATCGCCATTCTCGGCGCTGTCCTGTTCGCCTACAAGGTAGACAGCCC